GATAGATTAGAATTTCCACTGATTTGCAAAATAACTAGAGATGTTAACGCACTAATATCAAACGTTGCGCCAACCAAATCACAATTCCAGACTTGTAATACGTTCATAGCAGTACAAGTATTTAATCCGGTAATTACAGTTAGATTTGGATTAATGTACGTATACAATGTTGTTAATCCTGTATTACCCGTTACATTTAATGATGTGATACTGTTATCAGCGACTGTCAATAAAACCAACGGTGTACGTGAACTCAAATTCAATGGTCCGGACAAACTATTGTTTCTAAAACTTATATGTGACAAATTTGTAAGATCAGATATTGTAATAGAACTCAATGATGGGTTATCCTCCAAAAGCAAATACTTTAAGTTAGTAACTCCAATACCACTAATAGATGTCAATGATTGATTTGAAATCAGTAAACTTTCCAACGCCGTATAGTAATCGGTGTTTGATATCGTGGTGATTGGATTTGTAGTAGAATTAATTTGTATCGATTTTATATTTGATACATCTATCAATGTCTTGAAATCAACAAGAGTTACATTTGAATTTGAAAATACAGTTGTACCACCATCTGTACCCCAATTCATTAACTGTGTTGACGGAGAGTAATCTAATCTGTCAGCAGGATCAGATGCAATGATGGTTTTGGTTTCAGTGTCAGATCCACCAGTGTTTGTAGCAGTCAATTCAACATCATATGTTCCTTTGACAGTAAATGAATATGGATTAGGTGACGGGTTCGTTGTTGTTTGTGCACCAGTACCATCGTCTAAATCCCAAGAATATGTCAACGAACCAACTCCAGTACTAGTATTCACAAATGTGACATCCAATGGAATATCACCTGACGACTTATTAATTGTAAAATTAGCGACAGGAACCGTCACGGCTGCAACAGTAATATATCCAGTCTTGGTATGCGTTGCACTACCACCAGCGTTTGTGGCAGTTAATGACACCGTATATGTACCGGGGGTACTATATGTTTTTGTTGGATTCTGTAGTGAACTTGTGGCACCACCATCACCGAAGTTCCAAGACCATGCGGTTACTGGATATAATGGATTGCTAGTTGTACCATCAGTAAAGGCCATTGATGTAATAGTAGCGTATCCGGTATTAGGAGTAGCAATAAAGTTTGGAGATGGCAATGGTATTGCAACAACCTCAATACAATTTGTCTTGGTAGTTGTACGAGTTCCACCTCCACCGGTACCAGTTAACGACACAGTATATATACCATCAGTTGAATATGTTTTTGACGGATTTGTTGAATTGCTTGTTGTACCATCACCAAAATCCCATGTATAGTAATCAACGTTAGTTGTATTGCTTGTAAATGTTACCGTTAATGGAACATAACCATCTGGTGGTGTAAATGAGAAATCAACAGTTGGCGCTGGAATAACCGCGTTAGCGACCACGTAATTTGTACGAGTCTTAGTTGTAGTTCCACCGAAACCAGTAACTGTTAACGAAATTGTATAGGTTCCGGGATCAGTGTAAACATAAGTAAATGCGGTAGATAATGTTGATGTATTACCATCTCCCAAATCCCACAAAAATTCAGTAGCATTACCTTGTACAATTGGTGTTAACGTAACAGATAATGGCGAAAATCCAGAAAGTGGAGTACCAGTAAAATTCACAGTTGGTGCAGAATATACGTTGGTTGTCAAATCAACATAATTGATAAAATGAGTACCATCAACATACAAATTGCCGTATGTATCATCAAAAAAGGTATAAACTTTATCTTTTGAATAATCTGTAATCACTACAGAATCTCTAAGAATAGAATCACCAAAATAGATTCTTGGCAAAGTTACTCTAATGCAAGTATTCTGTAATACTTTAAACACTTTGTCAGTATCAGTTGTTTCCAATCCAAAATTCTGAGCAATATTTGAATTGTAATAAGAATTTTTAACTAACTGATAAACCAGTCTCTTATAAGATCCGTTTGAATTTTGTTCCGATGCGGTAAAACCATATAACGCCGCAGAAGCGGAGTCATAAAAGTTATAACTGCTACTTACAAAATAACCTTCTTCTACCGTTTGTATCGAACCACTGGAATTTAATGACCATGACTTATTCGAAGTAAACGGTGTGCTAAAAATTTCATTCGTCTGAATGTTCTTGATCATCTTCCATTATAAGTATAATCCAACAATAGATTTGATCACAATCCGATTGGATTTTAAACTAAACGATTAAAAATCAAGTCTAACTTTAATCAAAAGCTCATTTGAAAATGTCTTTTGAGCAGGTCTACTCAATTTTGCAACCGCTACCAATTCGTTATTGTTGTTATATAATCCAACGGAAGTTGGATAAACCTTAGGATCAGTTAAGAATTCCGTTTGTTTAATATCACCACGTTGACGAGTTTCACCTGTAACAGTATCTGGTGTAGCAGTTTGATATGTAAATGTCGGATTATTTGTATAATTGAAATCACGATTCTTTACACGTACAAAATAATGACGTGAAGGAACATACTCACCACGTCTTACCCGCATATTATCACCGGATGATCTAATGGCATTATATACAGCTTGTTTAAACAACTGGTTTGTAACATTTGTCACAGGATCAGGAGCTAATACTCTTGCACTCGACGTTGATGTAGGAATAGTAATTAATGCATTTGAACTGGCTGCAGTAGTCGTCAAAACTCTATTCAAAAAGTCACAATTCAATATAACAATACCGGCCTTTGGAAATACAAGTCCAATACCAGTTGTTGGGTGATATTGTGCATCAGCTTTTGATCCGGTATAATTATTACTACCTGAAAGGAATCCATTAGAAGTTGCAGATACGCCTGTATATGGACAATAAGAAGCTTCTCCAGTAGTTTCACTATATTGACCCAAAATCAAATTATAATACGCAGATGATCCACTTTGACTTGTAATGCTAGAATCATCAATCAAACGAACATACTGATTACTAACATCGTTTTTCAACGTCAACTGAAATTGTCCAGCGTCAATGCCATCTCTGATCTTCTGAGAATTGTAAGATAGTACAATAAAGTCACTGCTCAAACTAACACTGGTTACACTAGATGCGGGAGTGCTTTGTGATTTAACAGAAAAATCTTCACCGTTGTTAATAGCGTTTACATACTGTGTATAAATCGCCTTGGTTGGTGAAGCTTTGATATTTGTATATTCATCATAGCTCGTTCCATATCCCAATTTATTTGCGTACGCAACACTTAGAATAAGGTCATTGGAACTTGATGTGGCTGCTAAACTTGGATATACATCCAAATAATAGTAACCGTTATATACATCATATCTGTTGGAGCCAGAAATGGTAGCTTGCAAACTACCTGAAGCAACAGCGCTTTGGGTTTGATAGACAGATCCGTTACTGAAAATACCGGTTGATACTTTTGTAGATCTTCCTACTACAATATCAGACTGTTCAAATTGTTTATAGATCATATATTAGGAAATTCTTACAGTGACAGGAATAACAACTGTTCCGCCGCTTTCATTACCTACCACAGTAATTGTAGCAGATGTTGTTACTGTCAATGATGTATTTGGCACAAACTTAAATCGATTACCAACAACCACTTGTGAACTTGTACTGATCAAATCATTAGCAAATGAAGGAACTGTACTTGTATTTGATGAATTTGTTTGATCCACAATCAATGTACCAATCTTCTTGTTAGACAAAATAGCAGTATATCCAAGTGTAAGGTTGTATGCTGGTTGTGTTGTTGGAGAAATAATGTTATCAGACTTGTTATCTTTTTGAACGTCGATGGATTGGATATTCAAACTAATCACTGGTACAGAAGTTACACCCTGTGCAAGAGTGACCAACTTATACTTCATAGATTGGGTTTCGTCTGACAATGGTTGAAATACAGGAGTATTTCTGATGGCAATGTCGTAATATGCACTACCTTGAGGGTGATTAGGATTGTACAAACTATAATCAACTTCATCATCTGCCAAAGCAAATGATGTAATATTTAGATTGCCAGTTTGAGCAAGAAGTTCTCTACCTCTCTTTGTAAGTACCGCATCTACAGTGATTGATTTATTATCGACGTATGCCATATATGTGTATAAGTATTGTTTTAAGTGTCTTTTTGTTTATTATTTTTTATTGAACTGTCAAAACTCCGTTGTTACCAGTTGATACCGATGTATTAGTTACAACCGTACTAATTACTGGAAGACTTTTATCTGGATTTCCACAATCATCTACCGTGTAATTAACTGTTTGTTTTGATTTTACAAAGTATCCATATTTAACACTATCGTCAGAAATTACTTTAAATAAGTCCCAACGTATAGGATTGTGTCGTGTTGCAAGGAAATTTTGTGTAGATCCTCTAAATGGAGTTGCCAACTCATAAGGATACAAATCATATGCTTTCTTTGGAGTAACAATCAATTTGTTGAGAACTTTAGTATAATATTGAATTGATCCATTGTATGCATATTCAGCTACAGATGAACTATACGGCAACATCCAAGTAAAATGAGGTACCGATTCTGATACTTCTGTTCCTCTTGAACTACTTAGAATATCAAAGTATATAATACCATAATCGGTGCCGGTATACAATTGACTACTCACCCACAATTCTTCATCGGAAGTGACATCGTTAATATAAGAATATCCGGCTTGGAAGTTTTGGAAATTGTTGCTTATCAACAATGACTGAGAAATAGGAACTGTCGAAATAGCCTTCTTATCCACATACTGTTGGTATGAACTAGAATTCTCAGTTTGATATTGATCATTTCTCCAAACTGTTATGTTTGCAGCCGAACAAGAATTTATTAAATTTGAATACGTAACCGAGTCTTCTATAATTTCAGAACGAATTGGTTTTGTAGGAAATTTAAGACGCTCCAAAATAGTTGGCTCAATCAAAATACCATTCAATAAGATATTACGTGCGGCAATTACGTTTCGAATCGATTCAAATATACTTGAATCAAAATACAGTTTGTAAATACTTGTAAATTCTTGGTATAAAATTCTACCGCTAGCAGAAGGGGAACCATCTGCGTAATATGACGCACGCATGTCTTCAAGGATATCATAACTTGATGAAAATTCTTGACGTGGATCTCCCAATTCGCTCAATACATTTTTATTACCAAAGTATCTCAAAATTTCTTCATTTTTACTTGAAACTGGTGACATGAAAATTCCCACCAAAGGAGAATCTGTATCACCATCAAAAGGAGTACTCTTATCAAACGGTGTTAACGCTGACACAGGTTGATGATCTTTGATAGAAATCTTGTTATTCCACAACAAGTTAGGACCATAGTTAGACAATCTATAAGATTGGTTAACATTATATTGAATAAAGTTATATGGAAATGCAGACGACGTTACTCCCAAACAAACGTTTACGTATGGATACAACGAACTCGTTGAATAACTGCCAGAGTACATTGATCGTATAACCAAAGTCTCATCGTATAAATCTGGGTTGTTCTCAATTGAACTATATGTTGTTTCGGCACCAATCGATTTGGTTGGAAGATTATATAAATAAGAAATTAATGTTCCCGAGTTTGATTCATATTGATATGTTTCAACAGATGTACTTAACTGTCTTGGATAATTATATGCCAATCGTAAATACAAATTGTTTCGGATATCATCGTAATCTGATTCATAGTATGAATCAAAATTATTTGCATGTTCCTTAAAATTATCGTCGGTAATAGGAACCGTCCACAAATTAATCTTATCAATAGATCCACTAAAATGCGTTGATCCGAATTTTAGAAATTTGGAAGTTCCCTCACTAAATGCAAAGTTTTGATCATATTCAAATGTGTCAGATTTAGAAGAAATTAATCGAGCATCTCCGTTTTCGTTGATTTCCACAAACAAATCATACTTTGTAGGTATATGATGTATATTTGATGATCCCGTATACAATGAAGATATATCATTTCTACGAACCATCACACTATAAACATTACCATCAAAAATTGGCAACAAGTCAGAAGACAATTCAACATCACCAATTTCAAATACGACTCGACCGTTATCACTTAAAGATTCCTTGTACGCATAAACTCTATAATCATAATTAGATGATGTATCTGGGAATTTTCTCAACAAATCAATTTGAGTTTGTTGTGCATAAGTTTTGCTATACTTGTTACTAAATGAAAACTTAAACTCCACAGTCTGTATAGAACTTGTGTATGGAGTTAAAATATATGATGGTGGTGACAAGTTTAACAAATATTCATGTTTATCAACCGTATACAACGATTGTGAAATGTCAGAATAAGCACCAAACTCACGAACGTTAATGATATCTTGAGGAACGCCATAACAAGCTAATAACAACTTAACACCTTCAATCGTACCTTTGGCCTTCAATATCGCAGGAAGACTATTCAAAATACGATTATTGATGATATTTGTTTTATCGGCAACAGATGCGTAATTTGTTCCTGCAATGTAATTGGTATTCAGTCTTACATCATTGACTGAAGATTGCATTTTCCAACCAAAAGATGACAACATCCCATCCAAAATTTTGTTGGGAATAATAGTATCATTTCCAGTCACGTTATATGACAACATCGGAAACTTGTCGATGTAGATATAAATGTTATCAAAGTGATGACCGATCATTGATAAAAAGATCAAGAAGTCATCGTTATTTGAATCCGACAACAAATATGTTGGTAGGTTATTTATTAAACTATCACGATTGTTTCTATCGTATTCGTCTGACTCGTCTTCGTATGACTGAGGAAATCTATCGACATTATTATATAGACTATTTGTCCACAAGTAATACTCATAACCATCAAAAGATAACTTGATATCATTAATTTCGTTTGTTAACAATTCAATTTTATCGGTTATATATTGGTCTGAATATGCAGAGGCGTACAATGAACTCAAAGAAGATTGTTTGATCTTGATTGATTTGAGTTTATTCTTATAAATTACAATTCTTGTTTTTGCAGAAGAGTAGATTATAAAGTTTTCAAAATTGGTATAATCTACATCGATTGTAGAAAATTTTTGTTTTAAAATCAGATCAACATCTTCGGCATTTGATGCGTCAGACTGAGAATAGTTAACAGACAAAGATGTACGTTTATCATTGACCTTTAAATTTGTATTTGCAGGTTTGATTGTGAACGTATTATACTTTGGAGTTGTGGTTAAAACAATATTTTGTACGATTGGAGCAATTGAAGTGTTGGTAATCCAAAACGTACCGTTAACCCCGATGGTATTTGGCAACTGTTCTTGAAGTTTTAAAACCAAACTTCCATCAGAAAACACTTTGAATGACAAAATCTTAATCGTCAAGTTTTGTCCAAAGTTAACTGAGTTTTTCAAGGGACCAACATACTTTTTATCGTACTCTGACTTAATATCAATAAAGTACTGTTGAATCTGTTGGTTAAAAATCACGTACAAGTAAGAGTAACAAACCAACGTGTCGTTGTTATCAACGTCGTGAATGTTTTTTAGTCTAATCTTAATTGTCTCAGACACAATAGTGTCCAAAATTTTTGAATATTGATCTGATGTATAACACTCTGCGTAATTTTCATACAAGAATGTTTTGATATAATCAGCAATACCAATGAATCTAATATCCTTAGGTAAATTATTGACAGAATTGGCCGGAATGACGAAACCATTATAGATTTCGTTCATCAACTTATACAATCCATCGCCACCGATAACCGCATACGCTTTATCAAACGTGTTTAAAATATCATCAGGAGTACCGTTAACAAAGTTTAACAAATAAGTTTGTTTAAGATAATATTCAAAATACGGAATAATATCACGAGCCTCAATTTTTCCACCGACATAACAATCATATTCACTTTTAAAATCAATCTTATCTTGATTATTAAAGTTTTCCTTTTCCAAAATCAATGATGTTTTGATTTCCTTACGTGTGGGTGAAATTTGTTTTATAACAAAACATTGTTTGTCATATGTCCCGACAATGTTTGACAAAAAGTTATATACAACTCGGTAACTGCCATTTTGTATACCGTATCTTGCCAAATCTAAACGTGGATCCAACAAAATCTTTGCATTTTCATACAACGTAAATGTTGGTATAAACTCATCATATGTAACCGAAATCGTACTGTTTTGAATATCTTGATATTCAATTGTACGAGACTGAAATGTTTCGTCTTGATAAACTGGTTGCCAAAGATTAAGATTTTCTTGAGAATCGAACACTGACAATTCAATATAATCGTCAATCTGTGATCCATAAAACCTTTCGGGTGACGGTGGAACCTTCTTCATTAAAGAAGAAATCTCGGCAGAAAAATAGGACGAACTATTTACCTGATCTACATAATCTGTCGTAGTTGGAAAAGGATATGCCATATGACTATCAATATATATCAACGAAGAAGGTTCTTAACTATTACATTTCCACCAGAACCAAAGTTTTGATTTGATCCTCCTCCGATATTTAGAGATCCACCAACTAATTGAGTTGTTGATGAGTTTGAACACTTCAATTGAAACACTTCAATATTATATGTACCTTCTGCGCCTTTTCCATCAGAAATATCAATGATTGCTGTATAGTTATTAGAAGAATTTGGTTGTTGACTAATTTGTACAGATCCACGTCCGTTCCACTTGATAGTCAAATTAGTATTATATGGACCAACGCCGTTGTTAACAAACTCACTAACCGTTCGTGATAATGTACCATGATACTGTTCATTTGAATATGTGACGTTAGTTCCACGTAATGTAATACGTAATGTATGATCTACATTGCCAGTAAACTTGAATATACTTTGTGGATTGACGCAATCTTCATTAGGTTGAACACCTTGAGTAGTCATAATTGTGGGTTGAATACCCTGAGTGGTAACAATATTAGATGTTGAAATTTGTCGTGGTCGTGGACATTCTACATAAAAATCCCACGCAGTATCATTAAGTGGAGCTAATATTGTTACAGTTGCAACGGATGGTGTCTCTTTTGTTTTTTCAAAAGTAAATGTTGACTTGCCCCCCGTTATAATCTGTTCAATTGGTAACCCAGAAGATTTAAGTACGTTCGTTAACTCACCCTGATAACGGGCCGCCCCACGATATCCAGTATCAACAACCACATTGTTATCCCATTCAACAATAAATCTGTCCGGGACGGAATTTGCATTACTTCGGAATGTAACCTCTCCCATTAAAGTCCCAAGATCAACCCGCACTACATATCTTCCACTAGCAAAAGATCTATTTTCCACACGTCCTCCACATTTAACAGATTTTTGTTCAACTAGTCTGAATGCGGTAATAGTAGAAACGGGAGTTGTAGCTACAACCTTTGCCGTTTGTATTATTGACAATGGTTGAGCGGGTGGTACTGAAGGTGGTATAGGTGGTGCAGGCACCGGTGGTAAATATGTAGCGAATTCCAACGGTGGCGATAATTGTATATCTTGTTGACGTACACACTGTTGTGGAGAAGGTATCAATCCTTTTTGAGCACCAGTCAATCCAGTTGATTGTGTAGAATTGTTATTGGTAACTGTTGTAGAATTATTTGCGGTACCAGATCCTAATCCAGTAGATGATGCGTCTGATTGTACTGCTTCTGAAGACTTTAACGGCAAATATGGAAACACAGTATTAAAATCAGATGGTATTTTTCCTTCACCGGCTTTAATACGTAATCCAATAATAATGTCTTTACTTGCAGAAATCAAAGCGTCTTTTCCAGACGAATTGGCCATGTTTGACAACTCGGACGTTAAAGTGTTAATCTGAGATTGTAATTTTGTTTTCTCAGATTTTAACGTTGACACAACCCCATCTTCTTTAACGGGAATATCTTTGAACTCTTCAATATCAATTGTATATATGTTTGATACTGAAGTATTTTCGTATACTTCTCTCGTTAAAGTGACTGATAAATACTTCTCAGTTGAATCAATAATAACCAAATTACCAAACTCGTCAAACTGATTAGCATATGATCCGTCACGTTTAAATGTACTTTGTGTTTCTGTAATCATCTTATTACTTTAAAATAAGTATTGTTGTCAAACACTTCTACAGCACCATTTACTTCGGTCTTGATTAAAATCTTAAAATATCTTTCTTGTGGCAAAGATGACATATCCAACATAAAATAATTACCATATGCATCACAACTCAACTTTGTACCTACATCAAAATCAATAATAACTTCCTCGGTTTCAGTATCCTTGATTGAATACCGAGAGTCTGTTGGTAAATATTTTGGTGTTAAAAAGGCAGTTTGTTGTGTTGCTTTAGTAAAATTCTTTAGAGGAAAACGTTCTCTTGCAAATACGCTAATTCTAGCAACACTGTCACTCTTGTATTGTTTCTTGATATTCTTTAATACAACTGACAATTGTACATCGTTTGTGATTGGACTTAGACTTCCTGTCGTATATACACTATCATCATATACCACGTCCAAATATGGTGTATAAATCGTATTGGTTTCTTTACTGTAGAAGCCTAAGTTTCCATTTGAAACATTTTGAGTGTTAAGTTCTTCAGAAGTTAACAAAATGAATCCTTCATTAGGAATACATCCACACATCCACGATTTTACGATTGGCGTTACGTCCATCTTAATGTCAGATGCTTCGTATCCAAAACTCTGTGAAGTAATTAAAGAACTTCCAGTGGTTAATGTTGAACAAAAACTAGATGTTGGTACAGTAACGGTGTTTGGAACAGAATAATGCCATGTACCACCACCATTACCAAACGCAATTGATTTATTAGATGCATTAGTCAAATAATCATATAAGTCAACGCTTGGATTTGACGGATACCAACGAGCTCCTTCATTATAATCTCTATAATTCCAACTTGCACCAGTTGAAGAACCGTTGTCGGCAAATCTACCATCACCCATTTCCCAACTTTGACTAATAGGATATGAATAAATTGTGTATTCTAATGGAAGTTCTTGTTGTTTCAGAACCTTCATATTCAAAACAAATTTAGGATTGGTAATATCACCGGATGAAATAGAGCTTGATACCGCAGACACATCAAACTTCAACATTGCTCGACTAAACTTTGAATAACTAGTGAATGCAAATTTGGGGTTATAATAAGAATAACTACCAGATATATCACCATCTAAATTTCCAGACACACCGTACAAACTACCAGAAAAGACGGTTACAATACCGGTTAAACTTCCTGATACTGTTCCACTCACAGAAGATCCAGATAAACTTCCAGACAAATTAGTTACGCTTCCACTTGCGGATGTTAAAGATACTGTCTGAGTAGTATACGATGTACCGTTCAAAGTGGCACTTGATACATATCCAGACACGCTCCCAGTTATATTTCCGGTAAATCGTGATGTAGTAAAATTAGCACATGACGATGTTACATTGACAGATCCCACCATATTTCCATAAACCACCGTAGAACTATCAGAATCATCTGACAAAATTACGTTGGTAGTACTGCCAGAAAAGTATCCAATCAGCGACCCATAAAAATTTATGGTGTTGTTAAGAAGGTTGTCATTGGAATCCAAACTACCAGATTGATAATTGGTTACAGATCGGTTACGAGCGGCAACACAGCTAATATTCACCAACTCATCAATACCAAAATTTTTGTTCTCGGAGTTTGATAAATTAGTTATGTATGTGTCTTTAGATGGATAAATAAAAATATGCATATTATACGGCTGTTGCTTTAATGTCTACGTCTGGATACTTCAACTCAAACACGCACGGATCAAGTGATGGATATACAATTTTATTGACCGTTGCCGCATCAATATTGTATTCAACATCAGAATAACTACCATTTCTGGATGTTAAGTTATTAATCTTCAGTTGTGCAACTGACTGTACACCTTCAACTCTAGCTATCTCCAATTCCAATTGACTCAAATTGATAGGTTGATTGAATCCCCACAAATCAATATTAAAAAAGTCTTTTATTGCCTGAACACAGTTGGATAAAACTTCTTTCTTATTGAAATTGTTGTATGTTACAATCTTAAATTCAACTCCAACGTTTATGATATATCCATCAATCAAATTAATACCATCGGTCATCATACGATACCGGCTCAAGTATTGACGGAGATTATACAATAACGATGAATTTGGTTTTGTTAAGTTTTTATTGGCATCATAACTCAACAGGTAAACATTAACTGAAAATGGATTTTTTAGGTTGCCACTGATTTGTCTATTACTCAACACTTCATTTTGTTGTGTCAACTTACCGTTTACAATAGAGTTTGCATTAAGATTATTATCAGACATCACTGTTGCCTTTGCGACAGATCCAAACTTAGATGGCATCGCATAACAACGTGCGATATAATCATCCGCAGTTACTACACGATTTTGTGCAGCAAAAAATGCCGTAGCATTTTGTTTAATTTCGTCACTTGATTCTGGTCCGTCACCACCTACGGCTGGTATATTATTTTCAGCAGCCAAAGAGTTTCTCACCACTTGAAACAAGTTTTGTTCTGCGGTGGACATCGCTGATATATCATTTTCGTACTCTACGCTAACAATTTTATTGATGTCTCCTGTTTGACTATTTGATTCTACACCACCGCCAACCAAATATTTAACTGTAAATTGTGTACCTTGTTTAGGATATACGCCAAACGAGTCTGAATTAATAATATTTGACGGATCAATATTGACATTTAAATTACCCAAATTAGATAAATTTACACCCAAAATCTCAGCAGATGGTATAATAATTTCATCATTTACTCCATCATTGCCCGGACCAAATTCAATATATGTCAAATTGTTTTGATCAATATTAGTTATAAACTTACGTTGAGTTCTTAACAATTTAACAATATTTGGTACAGATGACTGATATTGAATAAAACGATCATCATTTAAAGAAGTGTTTTCATATGATGTCAATACAATATCTTGTGCAAGATATTCCACTTCATACCAAATAACATTGTCCTGATCACGTACATCCAAAATCTCCAAAACATTTGATTCATCAAAAAACAATTTATAGTAAGGAACACTTTCGTTGATAATAAATGTTTTGGTTACAATTTGACCAGAAATACCATTTGCAGTCTTCTTGATCAAAAAGAACTGTGGAATACCAAAGTCATCTCTAGAACTAACTGTGATTTCTCTTGGAGAATTGGAGGTATCTACAGAAAAGTCAATTACATCTGTTGTAACGAATCCCAGTCCGTTACTATTAATAAGTTGCATTCCAGACTTAATTCTAAGAGTATATTTTTCATCCGGAATGTAATCACCATCGTTGTTTTTTATCGATGGTACCAATTGGTATACATCAAAGTTGGTTAACGATGGACGAGAAACCTTTGGTTTATATCCAAGAAACTTGGACAACGCCAATACGTTCTTACGTTCTTCCGTGTATGGAAACAAACTTTCTTTGAACTGTTGATCCAAATAAAAAGACAATACATCACCGACATAAGCTGCCATGTCAATAAAAATAGTCCCCGGAGAAGAATCAGAAAAATCCTGATAATTCTTTGGAAAATATGTCTTTGTATAGTCAATAAGATTTTTCTTGAATTGTGAAAAATCTTTATTCAAATAAGATATATCCTTATTTGTCAACGGTTTAAACGTTTTCTGTGTTGTTGATGCCATAATTAGTTATTTTCCAAAAACATTTCAATTTGTGTCTGATCATTATTCACAGAAATAGTCAAATTGATGTACAATCTATAAATATCAACATCTTCTCTTTTTAAAACCTTAACATCAATATTGTCTATCGTTGTCATAGGAATCCAAAAATTAATGTCCGTAGTCAATGACTGTTTAACCCTCTGAATTAACGTGGTATCGTTTGGATCAAAAACAAAGTTATTCAATGAATGACCAAATGTGGGTTGCATACGACGTTCCCCCTTCTTGGTACTCAATAAATTACGAATGTTGTTCTTTACCTGTTCTAACGTATATATGGTTTGACTAAAAAATCCACTGTCACCGTTTTGAATTGGTAAAGTCAACCCTATTGGATACAATGTTGTCATATTACATCATTGATACCGAACCAGATCCAGTTGTTCCGCCAGTCTTCTTTTTATCAATTGCCTTCATCAACGCAGAATAATTCTTAGTTAGTACCTGTGCTATAACAGGCGGGGTCTTTTCAATATTATCCATTATAGATGGTACAACGTTTAATCCAGATGTTACCATTGATCCTTCATTTGGTACACCCCCAACAGTTTCATTCAACGCCTTATTTAAAAGTTCATTTGAGGTATACTTTTTATACTCACGTTTATGAGAAACCACGGGTGCAGATGGTGTAGAAGATCCAGATACCGGTTTTACAGTTTGATTGGATGTTATCACCTTTTGGTTCAGTTTAGATGAAAATATCTCAGACATGACCTGTGGTAACGCGGCACGTACTTCTTCCTGTACCATTTCTCGTATTAGTTGTCTTAGTGATTCTTTTGTCATAGTAATATTAAATATCAAATTTGATGTTGTAAAATGACTTATATTTGAATTTGACTTTGGTCAAAAACTTGTCTTGATCGTCTATCAAAATTATTAAATCCTCCCGGAACGCCTTCACCCGTCTCAGTATTGATACTAACAGGTGCAGTACCATCCGTTATTCTACCTCCATTTTGACCCGGAGCATATCCACCACCCGTTAAAAATACCCGTCTACTCAATAAAGTTGATAATCTTTTTTGCAACTCTTCTAATTCAAACAATTGTACTGGAATTTGTGTAAACGGTAATGTCGCACCTCCAGCGTCTGGATGGGAATGATAATACCAATGAACGTGAGTTTTTAACCACTCACACAAGTCAAATAACCAATCAACTGCAGTTTGACCCAATAAAGCTGGCTCATTGGTTTCATCATATTGACCCAAATAAATAGCAGGACTGTTAATAACGGTTTTTGTATTTGTTGTAATCACGACCTGTTCGTGTGCGTCTACTGTATATTCACTATCAGTAACAATCGCATATCTCTTCTTCGCAAAATGGAACGTTTCATCAAATCTACTGCTTAAAATTATACGGTCTGTATTGAGGATATATTGGTCTTTATTCAGTATGGGATATGAAAACCTAGTGGCATTATTAGGCGCAAATGCGCTTACTTCTTCTCCCGTCTGGTCTCCTGCAACTCCAAACATCTTTTTATAACATGTGGTTACATATTTTGATATTGTACAACCCGATGTAATATGAATGGAAGTGCCATCATTGTTAATGTCTTCCAATAAATATCCACCTGCATTTCGTTCTGGGTGAGTTAAATCGTCTTCCTTAATTGCTGAAATCTTGGGTAACTTGGGATGTAATTGTATATCCGTTTTCTTCTTCAAAGGACGTTGACGATTTCTAAATAAAATCATAGGATTACCACCACCAACTTCATATTTGTTGTTATAGAAATTGTTGGTCTTACGTTTTCCTATGTTATAATCGTCATATCCTTTTTCAAAATTATGTGCCGGATTTGAATCATATGACTTATCATTATCACGATTGTCATCATATGCACAAAATCGAATGGATTGTCCAAATCGGCTTTCAATTACTGTGTCACCTTCATATCTTTGTAACGAACGTATATTTGGGTTATGTAAAAAATATCTTCCCAACGCACCTTCAAATCCATATCCACCCTCGGCACGTAATTTACTTACTGGACCTTTATAATCAATAAATGGATCTGTGTCACTTTTGTATTCCTCACGATTACCCATATTGGCACCGTAGGTCAATTCAAACGCTACATCAGCGTTATTGTTTACAAAGTTTTTATAGTTAATCTTACGGGTGTAATAAAGATTGTTGTTATACTTTACCACCCCAACAATTTCGTTAACCAATGGATATTCAGAAATATTGTTTTCCAAAGGCATTGCCCATGACAATCCTTCCTTTGGCAACGTTGTCTGTGAATTCAATAAACGGACTTTTACACGACCAATCCACGTATAATCATAATCATCAATTGAAGGTTTTTTACCTGTGTAGTTTTCCGGCCATTGATCAGGATCCAAATAATGTCCGTTTTCTAAAATTTCAGGATGTGATTCATCCAAAATAATATCCAATACCACAGCTGGTTCATATTGAGGCGTAACAGAAACATCAGTTAACAAAAACTTGAGATCACGTTTTGTTGCCAAAAGATTTACATCTTTTGACTGATCCATTGCGATTGGAGAATTTGTACTCATATCAAGGTTTAGTTATATTTATTTGACCACCAGATTTTTCAATCACTTTGATTTCTTGCATAATCTGACGTTTTTCTTCTTCGGTCAAAAAACCATTCATTTCTCCATCCGCACCAACTGTTTGTCGGCTTATAATACGTTGAATTACCGCAGCTAACTTAACTAACTGTTCGTCATTCTTGACTTGTACGTCCAAATATTCCTTGATCAAAGGAACAATCATCAAAGCATCATTTGCGGTTTTAATCATTGAACGCAAATCACTGATTAATATATCAAGTTGATCTCGATTATTCTCAGAATTTTTGACTATGTCTTTGCACAAATCAGAAAACTTCTTGTTTTTATATATTTCAATATCATTGTCCATATTCAGTACTTACTGTTATAAATAGAAAAACCACCCCTTTTGGAGTGGTTTTCCTTATTTTATTTTAACTGACTACTATAGGTTACCATTTTTTACATACGACTTGGTAATGTTATTTTGATAGTTTTTCATGCGATTAATCACCTTCGTAATTTGTTGAGTCTTACAATCAGAAATCTCTCTGATATACAAATACAACGCCTTTTTGTTGAAAGCATCAATACGGTCACTGTTACGAAATAGTTCAATTACTGCGTTAGCAATGTTAATATCACGTTGTTTTGTGAAAACCTTACCAACATTTTTTTCCCAATATATGACCATCAATTTAATAAATTCACGGTTTTCTTCTTCTTTATAATGAACATCTTCATGTTGCAACTTACAAGTATTTTCACCATTGTCTTCACCGATTTCAACATGTTGATTGAAACGTTTGTAATTAGTATTGTTTTGAAAAATTAAATAGTTCTTGGCAATAATACTGAAATAACTAAATGCCTTACCCTTACCGCTTTCAAACTTATGAATGTTT